ACCGTTTACTGGCGCGCACTGAATCAAGGTATTCCGAACTCCAAATCGACCACCGCACAGGTCGACGAGGCTTGCGGCATCCTTGAAGCTCGCTCAGAAGTCGACAAAGATCTGGCCATGCTGAACGGCAACACGGCTCAATTCCGCCTGTCGGAAGACACCGCGTTCCTCGAAGCAATGAACCAGACTCAGGCAACCACACTGTTCTATGGCAACCCCGGCACCGATCCTAAGCAGTTCCTCGGTCTGGCTGCTCGTTACTCCAGCCTGTCAGGCGGCAACGCTCAGAACATCCTGTCCGCAGGCGGCTCTGGCTCTGACAATACTTCGATCTATCTCGTGGTTTGGGGTGACAACACTGTCTACTGCCCATTCCCGAAAGGTTCGAAAGCTGGTCTGATCCATGAAGATCTGGGCGAGCAGACTGTCTACAACAGCGACGGCACCCGTCTGCAGGCATACGCAACCCGTTACCAGTGGAAAAACGGTCTGGTCGTTAAAGACTGGCGCTATGTCGTTCGCATCTGCAACATCGATGTGTCCGATCTGATCGCTCAAACTGGCACACAAGCTGCAAACGTATCGACAGCAATCATCAAGCTGATGGCTCGCGCTCTGTATCGTATCCCGAACATGAGCATGGGTCGCGCTGCTTTCTACATGAACCGCACTGTGCATTCTGGTTTGGCTCTGGCCGCTCTGGACAAGTCGCAGTATGTTCTGAAGATCGAGCAGGGTCTGACACAGTTTGGTCAGCCTAATAGCTGGCTGTCGTTCTTGGGCGTTCCTCTGCGCCGTGTTGACGCTATCCTCAACACCGAAGCAGTCGTGTCCTAATCAACCAGAATCGAAAGGAAATAAATCATGATTACCGATAAACTGCTTCGCGTTTCGGAAGATCAAGCACTCACAACGACTGCTGTATCGACCGATACAATCGATCTGTCTGTAGCCCGTGACATGGGTGAAGGTGGCGATTTGTTCATGAATTTTGCAGTGACCACAGCTTTGGCTGGCGGCACATCTGTAAAGTTTGAAGTGATCACTTCTGCTGCTGCAAACTTGGGTAGCCCAACCGTAATCGGTAGCACCGATGCAATCGTTACTGCTTCGCTGGTGGCTGGTTACAATACTGCTGTTCGTATCAACCCGCAAATCGCTTCTTTGGGCCAGCGTTATCTTGGCGCTCGTTACACCATCTCTGGTACCTATACCTCTGGTAAGGTAACTGCTGATGTTGTGATGGATATCCAAGATGGTCGCAAGTTCTACCCATCGGGCGTCACTGTAGTTTAATGAAAGGAAAGCACTATGCCTACATACCGAGTTCTGGAAAAATCATTTATCAACGATGCCATTCGTGAGGAAGGCGAAATTGTTGAATATAATGGAAGACCCAGCGGCAATCTTGAGCTGGTAGATGGCTCTGATGATGAACAGACAAAACCTTCCAAGCGTAAATGGGAGAAGAAGTCGCAAGCAACTGAAGAGCAGAACGAAGTAGAAGGCTCGGTGTAATCTTTCGAAGCCGTAATTACTGGGGCCGTTGGGAAACCACGGCCCCTTTTACATAGGAGTCAAGCATGGCATCCGAAGTCGACATCGTAAACTTGGCGCTATCTCATATCGGTGACCGTGCCAATGTCTCCAGCATCAACCCGCCAGAACAATCAATGCAGGCCGAGCTGGCTGCACGGTTTTACCCAATCGCACGAGATACTTTGCTCGAGATGCATACATGGTCGTTTGCAACTCGCAGAGATTATTTGGCGCAGCTAACGAACACATGGGACCAATGGCAATATGCATACGCATATCCACAAAGTGTCGCCAAGATTATTGCAGTCATACCACCAGAAGCAAACGACGATTATTCAAGCAGGTTTGGCATTACGAATGTTTACGGAATTTCAGAGACTTACAGTCCAGTTGTCGCCGCTGGCCATTATGTACCTCAGCCTTTTGCAGTTGAAAGCGATTCAACTGGCGCGCGCATCATTTACACGAATCAAGAAAACGCGATCTGCAGATACACAACCATAATTTCAGACACCACAAAGTTTTCTTCATTGTTTACATTGACTCTGTCGTGGCACCTTGCATCGATGTTGGCTGGTCCAATAATTAAAGGTGAAGTCGGAGCTGCAGAAGGTGCTCGATGCACAAAAATGATGGCGGCTTTTTTATCTCAAGTGAAGATGTCTGATTCTGATCAGCGTGACAGCAAGCCGGAGCACATCGTTAACTGGGTAGCCGGGAGATAATTATGCCAATCGACATGAGCAAGTACGCCAGCATTCTGTACGCAAATCAGAACTCTGACCCTGAACAAATGGATGACAGCATGTACCGTCCGGATGGATCAGTTAAAAGCATGAAAGGTTACCTTGGTGCAATGGAGCGCCCAGATGGTAAGGTATCAACAGAAATATCAGCAGGCTTTGAAATTAACGGCAAGGAAATGGACATCCCGCTTATGGTTCCGGGCCTTACAAAAGATGAGGTTGATTATCTTTTGACTGCTGACATGGATAGCGAAGACTTTTTTAAAAATATGCCTGAGTCAATTCAAGACAAGGCTATTGAGCATGCAAAAAAGCGCATAAAAGAAGGTAAAAATGTCTTTTATCAGGACGGTGAGGAGACACAATAATGCCATCAGCTCGCACCCTTATAAGATCATTTGCAGGCGGCGAGATGTCGCCAGAGATGTTTGGCCGAATCGACGATGTGAAGTTTCAGTCGGGTGCCGCAACAATGAGAAACTTTATTGCCACACCACAGGGTCCAGCAGAAAACAGACCCGGCACGACGTTTGTTCGCGAGGTTAAAGACTCGACAAAGCGAACACGACTCATCCCATTTACGTTTTCGACTACGCAAACGATGGTCATTGAAGTTGGTGCCGGCTATTTTAGATTTCACACAAATGGTGGCACATTATTGGCTGGAACTCCTCCTGCTTACAATAACGCCACGAATTATGTGGTTGGTGATTTGGTTAGATCTGGCGGAGTAAATTATTATTGCGAAGCAAACACAACGGGCAACGCACCTCCAGATTATTTATATTGGTATCCATTGCCAAGCGCTGCTTATGAAATTCCAAATTTATATCAAGAGGATGATTTATTTGATTTGCATTATGTTCAATCGTCTGACATTTTAACAATTGTTCACCCAAATTATAAGCCTAGAGAATTAAAAAGACTCGGCGCAACAAATTGGACATTAACAATAATTGATTTTGATGCTCCTATTGCAGCGCCATCTTCTGTAACTGGAACTGGCTATACACCTGCATCAGCATCAGTAAATGTAGACACATATCAAAGATGGAGCTATGTTGTTACATCAATACCTGCTGATGGTATTGGCGAATCAGTGCAAAGTGATGTATCAACCGGTCCTGTGATGACAATCACTGCGGCAACAAAAGCCAATCCGGGTGTTCTTACATTATCAGCAGCGCACGGTCTTCGCGTTGGAGACAAGATATAGATAAGCGGTGTAGGAGGA